ATTGGCAGTGATGTGCTGCCTGTTTATACTGAGCGCAATTATAGCTGGTTTTGGCGTCAAAGCCATGTGGTCGCATACGCCCAACAGCATTTTGCTGAAGTGGGGCGTATTGCTCGAGATCGTAACGTTCGCCTTAGTTTTCATCCTGGCCAGTTTACTGTTTTGGCATCTGATAATCCCGATATTGTTGATCGTAGCATAGAGGAGTTTGAATATCATGTGGACATGGCTCGATGGATGGGGTACGGTAAAACTTTTCAAGACTTTAAAATCAATGTACATATCGCTGGCCGACAAGGCCCGCCCGGTATCCGTAGTGCTTTGGCACGGATGACTCCCGAAGCCCGAAACTGCCTTACTATTGAAAATGACGAAATGACCTGGGGCATTGAACACAGCCTCGAATTGGTCAAGGACTGCGCATTGGTCTTAGACATACACCATCATTGGATTAAAACTGGAGAATATATTGAACCGACTGACGACCGTGTTAAAAGGATTATTGATAGTTGGCGTGGTGTTCGGCCTGTCATACATTATAGTGTTTCACGGGAAGACTGTCTTGTTGAGCATCCCGGACACATCCGCCCCGATCTTTCGACCCTCTTAGCACAAGGCTACAAAAAAGCCAAGCTGAGAGCACACAGTGAATTCTATTGGAACACAGCCGTAAATGAGTGGGCGTTGACCTTTAGAGACCAATTCGATATCATGTGCGAAAGCAAAGCCAAGAACTTGGCCTCATTTGCCCTACATGAGCAAGACAACGTTATTAAGAAGTCTTTGGCTTGCGAGGAGTCTTCGGTGCTGCTGCTTTCTTAGCAGGTGCTTTCTTAGCTTTAGCTACTGCTACCGCTTTGTTTTGAGCAGTGACTTCCGCTGCCGGTGTAGCCTCAACTACCAATGGAATTGGAGTAACAGCCGCTGGCTCAGGCACCTTGTAAGGTGCTGATTCTACTGCCGGGGCTACTTCAGCTGGCTTGACTCCGAACATTTTTTTCAATAATCCTAGCATATTAAAAATCTCCTTGTAGGTTATTTATACGGTAAATACATGTATGGCATATAATTTTATACAAAAATTCATAGTTGAAGGCAAAAAAGACAAACTAATCCAGTTGACTCTGCCCTATGCCGATGACGAACTTGCACCAGTAAAAAGCAAAGCAACCATAGATTATCACTACGGAACACTGTACAAGGCCTACGTTGATCGTTATAACAAAGGCGAAGGTGATGACGATTTCAATGAAGCCGGGGCTTTTTTACATAATATCTACTTTGGACAGTTGGCGCCGCCCGAAGGGTCTAATAGACCCTATGATGCTATTTTACAATTTATAGAAAAGCATTTCAAAACTTTCGATTCATTTAAGAGTGAGATTGAAAAGAAAGCCATGAAGATACAGGGCAGCGGTTGGGTTTATCTGGCCAGGGACGGAGAAATCAAAACCATTGTCAATCACGAAATCAAGAACGATATTGTATTGTTAATAGATTGGTGGGAGCATGCCTGGGCCTTAGACTATCAGGCAGATAAAAAAAGCTATCTGTCTAACATATGGAAAATAATCAATTGGAGGGTAATAAATGGCGTACTCGGACAAAGTAATTGATCATTACGAAAATCCCCGCAATGTAGGCTCATTTGCCAAAGATGATCCCACAATTGGTACCGGCATGGTTGGTGCTCCTGCGTGTGGTGATGTTATGAAACTGCAGATAAAGGTAGATGATGATACAGGTATTATTACAGATGCAAAATTTAAAACGTATGGCTGCGGATCGGCTATCGCGAGCTCGAGCCTTGTCACAGAATGGCTCAAAGGCAAAACACTTGACGAAGCCGGAACAATCAAAAACAAAGAAATAGCCGAAGAACTGGCATTACCGCCAGTAAAGATACATTGTAGTATTCTAGCAGAAGATGCAATTAAGGCGGCAGTAGATGATTACCGTAACCGACACCGCCACTAAAAAAATTAAACAAAATTTAGAGCGCCGCGGTAAAGGTGTGGGCATTCGATTGGGCGTAAAAACTACAGGGTGCAGCGGATTAGCCTACACCATAGAATATGTGGATGAATATACATCAGAAGACGGAGTTACGAATTTTGCTCAAGAAGACTTTGTGGTGTTAGTTGATGCTAAAAGTTTAGCGTATCTTAATGGGCTAACTATGGATTGGGTTCGCAACGGACTCAATGAAGGATTTGATTTCATCAATCCAAACGAACGTGATCGCTGCGGGTGCGGTGAATCGTTTAGAATTTAGACACAGGTAAATCTAAGCTGGCAGGCATATTCCATATCTGCTTCTGCTCTACTCCCTTGCGTTGAGCAAATCTCTTAGCATCGCAGTCTCCACAACAATGAAAAAAATTGTTGCTGAGTCGTTTCTTATCCATATGTTTGAGATCTCTTTCAAATACTACGTCACAGGCATCACATCTTAACACTGCCATAGTCTTTTTTCGTGTATATTGATGGCTGACTCCGTTTTTACTGAGTCTACAGTATTGATTTTGCTGAGTTTTGATCTTGAGGAACATTAAGTATTTACATCCGGCTTATAAAACTTTGGGCTAAATATTAGAGCATTTGCTCAATCTAGGATTATAACCATGGCAAGAAAGACTATTGATATCGGTACTGTCGGCAATGACGGTACCGGCGACAGTATAAGAGATTCATTCCGTAAAGTCAATGACAACTTTAGAGAACTGTATAGCTCATTGGGGCTTGGCGAAAGATTAAAATTTACCGGGCTTGAAGACGCACCCGCTACGTATGTAGGACAAAATGATCCAGTTACTGGTAACACTCCAGTAGTTACTGTGAACAACACTGAATCAGGTTTGGCATTTAAAAAACTCATCGCTGGTTCAGGTATCAGCATTGATTTTACCACCAATCCCAACGAAATATCTATCAATGCAGACTTTGCTGAAATCGTAGCAGATACCACGCCTCAATTAGGTGGTGATCTTTCTCTGCGTTCAGGTGGAAATCAATATCGTATAATTGATGCTGGAACTGCAATTACCCCACTGGATCCTATATTTTCAACAGAGTTAGTCAATAAAAACTACGCTGATTCTAAAATCTCCAGAGCGGGTGTTGACGCAATTAATCCTGCCACAGGCACCGTAGATGTAAGTTTTGGACGCATGAGTGGGCCGTTGATTCTTTCAAGAAGTCCGGAACCAGACGACGACGAGTTATACGGTGGATTAATCGCAGCTACCAAACAATATGTAGATAGTTCAGCGTTTGGCAGCAGTGTGAATTTATATGTAGCACTCAGCGGAGAAGACGATCGCCCCGGAGTATCATTAGCTCTGCAAGGCCGAGCGTTAGCTTATGCCTATCGCACACTTGAAGCGGCGCTGAAACGTGCAGAAGAATTAGTGTTAGAGTCAAGACCGATTATTGGACCTTATGAAAAAACTCTAACATACAACAACGGTGTATCGGAATGTTCACTAACTGCTGTAGACACTTCTCCTATTTCAGGCACAGGATTTGCAGGTACCGTGCGAATGAGTGTAGACACAGCGACGTTGAACAGTGTGGGCACAAATTATTATGCCGGCGATATATTACAAGTCGCAGGCGGTACTGTGGCATCAGGCGGCAGTGCTTGCTTGATCGAAGTGTTATCTACACTAACTACTCCGGGGGCGATCGTTACCTTCCGAGTTATATCAACCGGGGTGTATTCTGCATTACCTGGTGCAACTTCAATATCAACTACAATCAGCACCAGTGCTGCGCCAGTGGGTATTGGACCTATTGGTACTGGTGCCACTTTTAATCTTACCTATAAGGTAGGATCAGTTTCTATATCTAACGGAGGCACAGGATACAGTTTGGTTTCTGTGAGGATAACTGGCGGTGGCGGTACAGGAGCATTTGGTACAGCTGTGGTTACCGCAGGCGTTATAACCAGTGTGACCATCACAGACAAAGGATCAGGCTTTACCAGTTTGCCTACCTTTGTCGTAGATCTTCCCAGATTCTTGATATTTACTAACGCCCTACGCACAGACTTCACCGGCGATGTTTCGACTTCAACTCCAGAAGCTATTAGAGGACGAGATATTAGAGAAGGATTGTTCCTTCGTGGTAAGACCAGCGGTGCGTTGGCACAAATTCTCAATCATTCTGGCGCTTTGGACAGCAGTGGAAATGAAATATTCGATGTGGATATTATATATGGCACATTCCAGATCGGTGAAAGTATTACCTACGGTGATATCGCAAGAAATATACAGATTTCAGTATTAGTAGAAAGCGGTGAATATTATGAAAACTATCCGCTAAGAGTTCCACCTAACGTCAGTATAGTAGGAGATGAATTCCGTCGAGTGATATTTAGACCTCGTCCCGGAACTTCGGCCAGCCCCTGGGCTTTCCAAAAATTCCGCAGAGATAGAACCATCGGCGATCAAGCTACTATACGGCAGGTGTACAACGACACCACTGGCAATTGGAGTCCACAGAATACTATTCCCGATCAATTAACTCTTGCACAGGTAGAGTACGGGTATCACTATCTACAGAATATCACTGAACCGGTCTATCCAAAAATACAGAACAAAGGTGCGTACGAAGCTGCTGCCGATCTAATAAGATTGAATAGAACGTTTCTTCAAGAAGAAATCATTGCAAGAATAGATTTCAATAAAATCAATAGCGTATCTCCGTTCAGTCCGAGTTTTACTTACGACAGAAATTTTTATAAACGCAGCATTGGACAATTAGTCGATGACATGACATTTGATCTTGACTATGGCGAATATAATAGAACTATTTCCAATGCGCTGAAATATTATCAGAATAGTGCTGGAACCCTTGTGATAACCACGCAGCTGTCACAGTATTTGGCTGTGATAGATCTTTTTAATACTCTGGTTCAGGCCATTATAGATAACACCGCTATTACAGGTCTAAAACAAACACTGTTTTTCCAGATCATCGATCCTGCGTTTCAATCAGAAGTAGGAGCAGACGCTGTTGTAGTGCTGTTAATTAATGCCTTTAAGGATGTCATTGACGGATCTGGTTCAGTGAACTATCCTTTAGAAAACGAAGAAATGGATGTGTTCTTGGCCAACGACACTGTGCGTTGGCAGGCTATATCAGCTATTGGGCATGGCGGTTTTATG